GCCGTATTGCTGCTGAAGAAGCAAAGCCACTTAATCGTCTTAAAAAGTTTGCTGAAGATACGTCTGCCGACGTTAAGCAGGCTTATAAGTCAAACATCAAGAAGCCGATCCTCAAAGCCGTTGCAAAAGCTGGACCGGAAATTCAAAAAACTCTTTCTAAAGTTCCTAAAGGTAAAGCGATTGGAACGGTGGCTGGGTTGTTGGGTGCAGGCGCTTTAAGCATGATGGATGACGATGAAGCTGAAGTTTCGTCGTCGAAAACTTCCTCTAAAAGCCTTTCTGACGTAAGCAAAGAAATTGATGAAATTCCAGTAACGGCAACGCGCCGCACCGAAAGCGTCACCGCGCCGGTAAAAGTCACGAAACCGACCAGCAAGCCTAAGCCTCCCATGTCAAGCCTTGACCTTGTTCTTGATTACAACCGCAAGAACAATCCGGATTTTGACGCTTCCATGGAACGTGAAATTCGTGAACGCTTTTCTAAGCCGTCGGAAGATGGCATGAAACGTGGCGGTCGCGTAAATTACGCTGATGGTGGCTCTGCGACATACGGCACGACGATGACTCCGCTGCAACGCTCTAAAATGAAACGCGGCGTAGACCCGTATGAAGATCGCACTCGTGGCCTTGGTAAAATGACCGATGCAGAAGCGGAGGCGTTTAGCAAAGAGTTGCGCGAGAAGTACGGCAAAAAGGAAAAGTCTGTTGTGCATCCAGGTGGTCGCCAGCGGTTTCTTTCCGGTCAAATCGAGCGTGCTCCGATGAAAAAAGGCGGCAAAGCTGAGTCTTCCAAAGAAGACATGAAGCAAGATCGCACCATGATGGCTCGTCACAATCGCCTTATGCACCCGGATCAAAAGTCAAAGCTAAAGCACGGTGGCAAGGCCGTTCCTTCTTACAACGGCAAGCCAATGATTAAAAAGGCTGGCGGTGGCGGCTGTAACTATTAAGGAGAAGTGACATGCCTCTTTCTATGGGCAAGAGCCGCAAGGCAATTTCTCAGAACATAAAGACTGAGATGAAGGCTGGTAAACCGCAAAAGCAAGCGGTTGCCATTGCCCTTAATGTTGCCCGGAAGGCTGGCGCTAAAATCCCGAAAGCTACAAAAATGAAGAAGGGCGGATACACTTACGCAAAGTGTTCTCCGTACTAGCAGATGGCAACATCAGGTACTGTTTCGCAGACGACATATTCTGTTAAAGAAATAATTAATCAGGCTGTTCGTCTTTGTAAAATTCCAACTCCTGACATCACGGCAGAAAATCTTCTGACCGCGAAGCAGGACCTGTTTTTGCTTTTGTCGTCGCTTGCCAATCAAGGCGCTCCTCTTTGGTGCATTGAGAAGGTTATTCTTCCAATGGAAACAAACCAGATTGAGCTAAAGACCCCAGTTGGCACCGTTGATATTATGAACGGAAATTTCCGCAGTATGAGCCGCCTTGTTGGCGCGTACACATCCTCTCCAGGCGGAATAGCAAATTATGCGTTCGACAGCGACTATGAGACGGCCTGTATTCAAACAGGACCAGACGGGTTTTTAAGTATAAATTTTGGGTCTAACTTAAACACCGGCACCACATCGCTCGTTACGACTGTTGGTATTATGCCGTTTGGCGATCAAACGTATGATTTAGAATTTCAGCGTTCTGACGACGGCATCACATGGACAACCGCCCTTGCTCCTGGCGAAACGGCGTATGTTGATAAAAAGTGGGTTTGGTATGACATAGACTCTAATCTTGCGGCGCAATATTTTCGCGTTCGTGAAATTGGCGGTGGAACTTTAGCTCTTCGTGAATTTTACGTTGCGAACACGCCGCTTGAAATTCCTTTGGCACGCATGAACCGCGACGATTACACCAATTTGCCAAACAAGACGTTTAGCTCAAATCGTTCTCTTCAATATTGGTTTGATCGTCAACGGGTCCAGCCAGTGATGTACCTTTGGCCCGCGCCTAACTACGCAGCCAGTTTTAACCAAATCGTTATTTGGCGGCAGCGTCAAATTCAAGACGTTACAAACTTCACTCAAGAAATTGACGTACCTCAACGCTGGCTTGATGCGATTGTATTTAGCCTTGCCTATCGACTGGCGCTTAAATTGCCAAACGTAGCGGCTGATATGAGCATTTTGAAGGGCGAAATGAGAGAGGCAATGTACTACGCCCAAGCAGAAGAGCGGGATCGTTCGCCTGTTTACTTCCAGGCTAACATCAGTCCGTATACTCGATGAGTGTGTTCCTGCCGTGGCGAAACGGAGCAACTTGCGCGATTGCGGTTTGCGACCGATGCAAAATGAAATACTACTACGACGACCTTGGGCCAGACCCAAATTATCCTGGCTTGCGCGTGTGCGACCGTTGTACGGATCAATTTGATCCTTGGCGTCTTCCTGCGCTTCAACCAGAAAATATTGCGTTAAGATTTCCTCGCCCCGACACTGGAGTTTCTACAGACCCCGCTGGGTCCATTGCCGAAAACGGGCTTGATTTCTTCATTACGCAAAACGGAGAGGATTATTTTGAGCCATGAGTAATGTACCTACCAACTTAATCCCAACTCGTTTTTCAGACCTTCCACAAGCGCAGACGGTCAGCGCCAATGACCGCATGGTTATTTTGCAAGACGGCGCAAATAAAACTGCTACGCTTGGGCAGTACGCAAACATTCCGTCAAACAGTTCGTTTGTCGTTGTAAGCGTAGACGCAAATTTACCGAATGAACGGGCATTGGCCGTTGGCTCTGGCTTGACGCTGACTGACGGCGGGGCTGGCGGAAATCTTACAATAACGCCGAGCGGGGTTCTTGGATCGCTAGTAGCGGTTGGCAATGGCATTATTTCTAAAGATGGTACGTCTGTTGTTGCTCGTGCAATTTCGAGTTCTTCGGCTGATATTACGATTACAAACGGCAACGGCGTTTCTGGCAATCCTACGATTGGACTGACGGGAAACCTTTCGTCATTGAGCGGATTAAGCGGCTCTGGTGTTGTTGTTGAAACTGCTACCGGCGTATTCACCCTCCGCAGCATTGCTGGCACCGCTGGCGAAATTACAGTTACCAACGGCTCTGGCGCTGCGGCCAACCCAACGATCTCTTTAACAAATTCTGGCGTTGCTGCTGGTGGTTATGGCGATGGCACAAACGTCAGCAGTTTTACGGTTGACGCCAAAGGCCGTTTGACGGCGGCTTCGGACGTTCCTATTTCCACAATGGTTGGCGCTGGCAGTGTGTCTAACGGTGTTGCTGGGTTTGTGCCGCAGCCGTTGGCAGGCGATAACACTAAGTTTTTGCAAGGCGATGGTACGTGGCAAACCATTGGCGCTACTGGCCCCACCGGACCAGCCGGTCTTGCAGGCCCCACCGGCCCCACCGGCCCAACTTCTACTGTAGCAGGCCCCACCGGCCCTACAGGAATTGGCCCTACCGGCTCGACAGGGACATCTGGCCCAACTGGTCCTACAGGCGCAAATGGAGCGCCAGGAACGGCTGGCCCTACAGGGCCTACAGGAGCGGCGTCTACGGTCGAGGGTCCTACAGGCCCCACCGGCATTGGCCCCACTGGCCCTACAGGAGCGGCGTCTACGGTCGAGGGTCCTACAGGCCCCACGGGTCCAACGGGAGTTACGGGAGCTACAGGCCCAACCGGCGCTACCGGCCCGACAGGCCCAACAGGGGCGTCTGGCACATCTATTGGTTTGTCCCTTTTCTTGGACGGGGCAACCGCCACTGGGCCACAGGCTTACAATTTGTTGGTCGCGCCAAATTCTGGCACGCAAACAATTCTTTCTATTGTTACAAGCGCGGGGTCGTCTTCTCTTCTTGGATCATTTGTGACGCCCGCAAATGTTCCAAACAACACTTCTTTTGTTGGCGGATTGTGGACGCTAGATGCGTGGGTTGCTCATAGTTCTGGTGGCTCTACGTATCGGTTTTGGATAACCGTTCAAGAAGTTGCTTCCGATGGCACGACCGTTCTTCAAACGCTTGCAAGCGGCGATTACAATTCTGGCACAGCCGTTTCTACATCTACGGCAACGCTTCTTTCCTACGACCTCTATGTTCCTGCCTCAACATTAGCCAGTACATCCAGTCGGATTTTGGTCAATGTTTACGTTCAAGCTCAAAGCGGAACGCCAACCGCGCAGCTTTACATGCGGGACAACACGCAATCTCATATCATCACAACGATTGCGTATAACGTCAGCGGGCCAACGGGCGCTACTGGCCCGACCGGCCCTACGGGTTCAACAGGTCAGATTGGACCTACAGGCCCGACAGGCTCTACTGGTTTGACCGGCCCGACCGGACCTACAGGCGACCAAGGTCTTGTTGGCCCCACCGGCCCCACAGGCCCAACCGGGCCAACGGGGACTACCGGCCCAAGCACAATTACAGTTGGAACAACCACGATTGCCAGCGGCAACAGCACTCGCGTGTTGTACGATAGTTCTGCGGTTGTTCAAGAAACCACAGCAGGCATCACGACTGACGGCACAAAACTAACGCTTGCCGGTTCCACTTCTTCTTTGGCGTCTTTGCTAACCAACTCGTCTGAAATTGCGACCATATCGGCCACTGCGGCCACTGGAACCGTAACTTATGACGTTACAACGCAAAGCGTGTTGTATTACACCAGTAACGCTGGCGCTAACTGGACAGTAAATTTCCGCGCATCTTCTGGTACGTCTCTTAACACGGCAATGGCGACGGGGCAGTCGGTGACCGCCGTGTTCGCTGTGACGCAAGGCGCTACTGCTTATTACAACAGCGCGGTCCAAGTTGACGGAGGAGCTGTTACGCCGAAATACCAAGGCGGCACAGCTTGGACGGCGGGGAACGTAAGCGGCATTGATGTGTACGCTTACACAATTATTAAAACCGGCAACGCGGCGTTTACTGTGTTGGCCGCTCAAACTCAATTTAAGTGATGCTTGCCTAACAAGGCCGGAGAATAAACATGAGCACTTACGAAGAATTTGCAAACGCCTTCATCGTCAACAGCTCGTTTGCTGGCAAAGCGTTGACTGTGCAGGGGTCTGGCAAAGTTCAACAAGTCATGGAGAAATCTACTGTTTCGGCCACTGCGGCAACCGGAACTGTGCAGTTTGATGCGTTGACGCAAGCTGTTGTTTATTACACTAGCAACGCAACGGCTAACTGGACGCTTAATATTAGAGGCAATGCTTCAGTTTCTTTAAATAGCATCATGGCAACGGGTGAAAGCCTTACTGTTACTTTTTTAGTTACTCAAGGATCAACGGCTTACTACAACAACGCGCTAACTATTGATGGAGCAAGCATCACGCCTAAATGGCAAAGTTTTGTTCCTTCTTCTGGAAACGCAAATGGTGTTGATGTTTATAGTTACGTTGTTTTTAAAACAGGCAATGCCGCGTTTACAGTTTTTGCCTCTCAAACTGAGTTTTTGTAACTTTGAATCCGCCAATTGTCATATGCACTGTTGGGAACCCTGGAGTAGCGGTGCTTCAGGCCAGCCTTGCTGTTTACGCGCCGGGGAACAGCGTATTTTTGTGGCGGGTTGAGCGCACCACGTTTGGTGAATCGTATAACGCTGCAATGGAAGAAGCGTTTAAAACGCACGATGAAATAATTATTTCAAACGATGATGTTGTGCTAACGCCCCGCACAATGACGGTTCTTATGGAAGATGTTCGTCAACTTAAACAAGAGCACGGTGACAAACTTGGTTTTGTCGCTACGCTTACGGACGAGGCTAGAGCAGAGCAAAACATTCGAGTTGCTAAAGAAGGCGTTGTTCGCCAAGAGCGCGTAATTGCGCCCCTGTTTGCTTGGGTGTCAAAGAAAGCTTTTGAAGCAGCTCGTTTTCCACCGTTGAATTGGTATTCAGACGATGTGATGTGCGAAGACTTAAACGGTCTTGGCTTTAAGCATTTTGTATCTAGGGCTTATGTTCATCACGCCGGGTCGCAAACAGTTGGTACAAATTACCCTAAGTTAAACGCAGAAGCTATGCCGTGGCTCATGGAGAAACGGCCACAGTACATTAAAAAATGGTTCGGGGGGACCGTATGAAAATTTGCGTATACGCCATCAGCAAAAACGAAAAACAATTTGTAAAACGCTGGGCCGACTC